CCAACGCTACCACCTTCCTTTTATCCGGTATACTCCTCAACTGTCACATCCAGTCCTTCTACTGCCGAATAACATTTCTTTGCCTGGACCAGTGCGATCTGCGTATCATCATGATAAGCAACACCGTTCAGTGCATCTGCTACCACCTTCACAATATTGTCCATATCCGGTTTCTTCAGCGGCAGCTCTCTTCCCTCTAACATATCAAGCTTCCTTTTCTTCGATACGCTCTTTGGCGGAAGATACCTTGCAATAATCCGGAGCGTCACAGGCTTTTCTCTTTCCAGGAACGCTCCCTTTGCCATCTGCAGATACCGATCCTTGATGAAGTTCTCGTACAGGACCGTGTTCTCCGGCGTAGTGGAACAGTGCTTCTTTGTTGCTGCATTATAATACGTCCGTGCCCTGGCTTTTCCCTGCGGCTTTCCAGGAACAGTAAACATTACCGATGTCATTCCCTTTTGTCCTTTCTGCCGGCACTTACACAGCAGATGCTGCATAATGCCGGCTTGCTTTCTTGTTATCAGGTTACGTGTGATATATTATTTTTAAGGAGATGCTATTTTCTACGCGATAATCGTAATGTTGTACTTTTCAAGTTCCTCTGCCAGTTCATATGCCAAATATTCTTTGATTTTCTTCATGGTTGCATTCTTCCATAAACCGCCGTCTGCTTCCACAAGCTTGAAGGATGGTCCACGGTCACTGTCCTGGATCCGGAATACATAACTGCTCTGTGGCTGCTCGATTTCTGCAAAGGTACGATACGGTCTGAGCTTCACCGGATTCGGTACGATCACATCCGTCTTATTTGCAATCCCGCTCTTAATTGTGGTTTTCTGGCTGACACCATCATCATCATAATTCGCCGTTGTTCCTGACTCGATATTTCCGGCAACCTGCTTCAGGACAGTCAGATCATCGGATTCAATGAAGTTTGCCTGCAGCTCGATCAGAAAACGTTCCTGGTCATAATAACGGTCAAACTGGAATTCATTTACAATGGCATCTGCCCTCATAAGCTCCTCCCTGTTGCGTTCGTCCACCAGTCCGGAATACAATCTTACTTCTGTCGGACTGATTACATGCAGAATCATGGTTTCCCGGAGTTCTTCCGGTTTCCCCTTGATAAAGTCCACAATGGATGTCAGGGTGTTGACACTCAGGGAATCTGCCTTCGGGAAATAATGATATCTTGTAAGATTTTTATTACAGTATGTATTACCGTTGATCTCAAGCACCTTCGGCTCCATGCTGCCTTCTTTCAGTTCTGTGATAAATTCAATTGCTGCTTTTAATCCTTCCATCGTCTTACTCCTCCTATGCCTGTTTTGCTGTTCTTAAATCAATTACTTTGCCTGCGTGTTCCGGAACCGAATCCGCCACAACTTCTCCAGTCGCTTTATCAATTACTTTTCCATCTACCACTGTAGTTCCTGCTTCTGGTACAACTCCCGGAACGTCCTGTACAGACATCTGTCCTGGAATCTGGTTGCCGATCTCGACTGCTTCCACTTCGCCGGTGCGGAGATCTTTTCCCATGCTCAATGCAGTGACTGCTCCGAGTGCCGGTGCAAGGGTTGTCTTCGTCTGAACTCCGGTTGCAATGAAGTTTCTTTCCTGATTCGGCTTAAATGCGATCGTTACCGTAATCTTTCTCGCTGTGCCGGCATCCGTGTTCGGATCCTGGATGTTCTTCGTGACCTCTTCGATCGCCCGGTTTACCTGTGCGGTAAATGCTCCGTTTGCAAATGTTTCTAAGTTAATGTGCTGCATAATTCTTTTTCCCCTTTCTTAAATCTATCCAAAAAATGATGCCTCAATACCCTTCGGATCCGGCTGCTGTGTTCCTGGCGCTGCCGGCTGGTCTTCCTGGACCTCCTGTAACTCCTGATCGGATACCACTCCATCATCTTCCGCCTTCGCTGCATCCACATAGTCTGTCTTTCCGTCCTCATGGATCACTGCCATATCCTTGTCAATAGCATTCTGGAGATCAATACTCATGATTCCCCATTTGCTGATCAGCTGACGGAGCATGGTTTTCAGTGCCATTCCGTCAAAATCCTTAAACCAGAATGAAGAATACTTCCACATATCCTTTTCCGGAATCTTGCCCTGTTCCAATAATTCCAGGGATCTTGCCCCACCGTTTTTATAAAATGCAAAGGAATATTTTTCCGCGTGTGCCAGCATCTTCTTTTTTGACCAGTACAAAGTCTTCCGGAAACCATTCTCATACTCGAACATTGCGAAGTATCCCATGGTCGGAGCTTCCTCCCGGAGGATATCATCATCAATCAGATTAACCTCCACTTCTTCATCCAGAGGATCATACCGGACAAGCTCCCCTTCTTTGATTGCAAGCACATTGAGCTTTTTGTAGTAACCGGAACGGATTGCCAGCTGAATATATCCTTTATACCCAAGCTGGAACTGTGCTTCCTTGCAGCCTTTCTTCTTATTATCGAACGGGA